TGTCTGCCGAGATTCCACTGATGGTCACGAATACTTGGCGAACACCTCCGGAGAAGGTAGCTCCGGTGGCGTGGTTGACAGATCCCCTGGACGTTGCCACCCCGGTGGACAGATCGATGTTGGATACCGTGATGGGTACAGTTGGCGTGCTCCATCCGCAGTCGATGGTGGTCACGCTGGCAGCACTGGGGTTATCAAACTCAGCCGTAGCCGACGAGAATCCAACGCAACCAATGAATATCGAGTTGGTTTCGGCCGCGACTGAGTACCCGGTGTTGCATGTCGTGGTCCTGCACGTCTGGAACAGCGCCGGGCTTGTACCTGACCCGCCGTTATAGAAGCCCTTGTCCGCCCCTGTGGCGATGCACGACTTGCAGTTGCTAGCTGCTTTCCCCGAGAATCCAATGGTGTACTGAACCGTGCCGGAGCTTGGGTTGCAGTTTGCCAGGCACTCTTCCGCTGAACAGAGAACACCGAGGTTGAAGGCAGTTACTACCAGTCCGCTTCTGCCCTTGACGTTGGCCACGCATGAAACCATGCGCGCTCGCTGGCTATACGTAGTGTCGAACCCACCACCGCCTGAGACGACCATGCTATCGAACGTGCAGTTGTTTCCGGCAGCCACGACCACCGGGCGATTCGCGTTCCCACTCGTGTACGGAAGAAGAACAGAGAACCCTTCCCACCTGAAGCCATCGTTGAGGTTTTCATTCGGAACCGTGACGGTGATTCCGTTGAATGACTCTGACGTGGCGGTGATTTGCGACTTCCCCGCCCCATTCCCCTTGATGTTCAGCGCTCCGGCGACGGTCAGTCCGGTCGTTATCTTGAACGCCCCTTCTCCAAGGTAGAGCGGCGCGCCAGCGGCCAGCGCCCTGTTGATCGCACGCTGGAGAGGGAGCGAGTCGTCCGCGCTTCCATCCCCGATGGCTCCAAAGTCGTAGGGACTGATGGAGGAGTCGAGAACGTCGTGGACGGTGCGAGCCACGCATCCCGAGGCGGTAGATTCTTTGTACTTCCCATCGGTTCCGCCAAGGCTTGCTGCGATGGCAGTCAGAACCCCTGGGAGAGTGGTGCCAGTCCAGCCAGCAGAGGATACCTCGACGAGCCCAGCATCTACCCCGGTGGCATCGTAAAACTGGAAGGTATTGCTTCCATCTGCGGTGATGATGATGAGGTCAGTTGGGTTCTTCAGATACGCTCTCGCCCGACCGGAAGCGTCGAGGGCCAAGGGACCAGTAAGCGGCTCCGTCTCCTCGGCATCGAGGTAGATAGTCTGATACTCGGACGTGCTCCCGCGAACATAGAAGTGCGCGAATCCCGAAGCCACCGGAAGCCCATTAGCCCCTCGTGCCCCGGCTATTGCGAGTGTTGAGAACAGGGTAGCCATTACCAGTTCCTTGCCCGGTTGCCTGCTCTAAAGCGAATGGCACCGTGTTGAGTGTCTCCGGCCTTGCACTTGGCCAGCATGCCCTGGGCGATGCCAAGGTAGGTTGCCCCAAGCTCTGCCTTGCTGTTGTCGTAGGCCACGCCAGAAGCCACGTAATGCAGGATGAAAGGCGTCCAGGTGCGCAGGAGGTCGGTGGTATCTGCCCCGGTGTTCCCGCCACGTAGGAAGCGCACCTTGGCGTACCTAAAGCTGATGGTCGACGAGTCAGGAGTCGGCCAGAAAACCGCCGTAACCGTCGCCTGCTTCTCGATGTAACAGCGCGAAGGTCTGCCGGTAATGGAAGACTTCTGGGCTATGTTCATCCACTCGCCACGCCCCATGGTCTTGACGATAGTCTCGGTTGTACCATCTGAGCTGACAATCGTTCCGATGGCATCATCCTGACCAAGCTCGACGTCGATAACGTCCGCTGGAAGGGCGTACTCCGACTGCCCCGAGATGAGAGCCAGGGTAGTGCGCTCGATGGAGCGCAGAATCACGCCCTCGCTTTGCAGGTCTTGCAGGGCAAGGTTGAAGTGAACAGCAGCGTCGGCGATCTGTTCTGACGTCGCTGCCTCGCCGGCCGTGAGTAGGCCACACTTGCGGATGGCTGCGGTCAGAATCTGGTCGCGCTGAAAGTCTGGGGTTGGGCTGGTCGAGACGGTCATGGTCCTTCTCGCGTCTTGGCCTTTACAGGCTCAATCTCGCCGACGTTGGCAGCGGAAATCTCAGAAAGCTCGATGGGTGTAAGCCCACCATTGCATCCGCAGTCCAGGATACCTTCGGCATCAAGCACCAGCTCAGTGCGCTCGTAGAAGGTTCCGCAGTACCCGCACATGTCCGTGTAGTTCCGGGACGGACCCTGGTAGTGCCTACCTATGGTGACTTGTGCCATGGAAGAATCAGGGCGGGAGGGTGGTATGGGGGGAGTGAAGCCTTGCCCCACTCCCCCGCCCCAAAGGTTTACGCGCTTACCGTGCCATCGAGAGCGCCGGTAGTGGCCTTCTCGTTGCACACGTAGTTATTGAACAGCGAGAGGTCGCTGCTGGCGTGGGCGGTAATCGGCACGATGCCGGTGGCCGCTGTATCCATGGTTCGCAGTTGGTTCTCCGCGATGACTCCAGTGCAGGCCAGCGCCGAAGAGAAGTCGATCCCACCCGTGCTGGTGGCCGTCCACTGGACGATGACATTCTTGCGAATTAGGACGTCCTTGGATGCCGTAGTAGCAGCGGCAATCCAGCCAGTAGCGGCAGAGCCGAAACCAGCCTTCATGACGTTGCCCTCACAGGTGAACTTGTCGGCAGCCGTGATGACTATTCCAGCCGTCAAAGCCGCCGCAGCCGCCTGCGATTCGCACACGTTGTAGCTGAACGTGCACCTCGCGGCCGAAACCGTGAGGAACGTCGTGCAGAGTTGGTCGTTGTCGATTCCCACCTCGAACTCGTTGCCGATGAGGGAGCACCCCACCGCTGACATGGTGAACGGAGCCGTCACCGTGAGAGCGGTAGTCCCAGCCGGTCCTGCGCAAAGGAAACGGCAGCCCGTGATGCTGACGTTGATTGCGTTCAGGTTCAGCTTGGACGTGGCCGTGGTCAAGGTGAAGGTCGGGATCGAGCTCCCCTGGCCAAGACCAACGATGCGAACGCCCTTCTTGAACGTCCAGCTCGACGTGGTTGCAGCACCCAGGTTCTGGGTGTGCTTCGGCAGGACGATGATGGTGTCTCCTCGGTCGTCGATGCACTTTGCCAGAGCAGCTTCGACCGAAGGGTACAGCATCCTGTTCGCGTCTGAGTTGTTGACGTTGTACTGCTCATCGTACTGGGAGACGTTTGTCCCGTCCCCTCGCACCATGAACACGCGCCCCACAGCCGGAGTGGCGTAGGATCCAAGCAAGTCAACCACATGGTTGAATGGTATGGCCTGGGGCGGACGCTGCCCGATGTTCGGATTTTGTGTGATTTGCGGCATGACGTCCTCCTACGTGGATCCGTTGATCCAGCAGCGCCAGTTGGGAACACCCATACCCATGCGGTAGCTGACGCCGTGGTGGGCGACCTCGCATGAGTTGTCCACCCAGATTTTTCCACGGATGGCGCGCTTCTGGAGAGCCATGAATCCGTCTTCCGCGTCGGTGATGATGCCCCACAGGGTGTTGGCACCGTTCATGTCGAACCACTTGACCGGGACGACACTAAGGCCGTACTCGGACACGACGTTGAGGTCGTTGTAGTTGTTACCGGGGGACTTCTCGGTTCCGAGAATGACCTTCCACAGCTCGACTTGAGCCTCGGGGCAGACGATGCGCTTCAGCTTCTTCCCATCAGGGATGCCGTTCGGGCCAGGCAAGATAGCCGCCTGCTGGCGAGCCATCCAAAGCGCCTGAACGCTTGGGCCCATGGTAAGAATGGTCGATGCTCCGGCCGCTGTGCCGATGCAGTTGCTTGCGAGTTGCCCGGTCGGGAGAACGTGGGACGCGCTCGCCAGAGCCACGCCGTCGTAGCCCTGGATGATGGTGGTGGCTCCGAGAACCATCGAAGCGATGTCGTAGTCCTGCGTGTTCCAAGCAGACTTCTGAAGGCGCTTCGAGGCATCAATAATCTCCTTGTACTTGCAGTCCTCCATGGCCTCTTCGGCAATTGGGACTTCCTTGGCCATCGTGCGAGGCATGATGCGCTTGGTGCCACCAACGATGATGGTATCGGTTCGCATTGCCTGCCCGGTCGGCTTTTCGAGAAGGAAGGTTGTGCCCGCCGTCTCCATGTAGTCCTGATAGCCGTCCTCCATCGTCGTGATGGCGCAGATTTTGTTCTTGCCCACGCAACACTGGTCTTTGGACAAGTCCTCGGTGGTGATGCCACTGAGGGTCTTCTTCATGCCCTTCCAGATTGCATTTTCTGTGACGAAGGTAGCCATGACTAAACAATGCCTCCGATTTCGTAGACGGTGAAGTGACCTTCCCAGTTAGCCTGGGTCGGATCGTTTTGCAGGCCGGCGAGGCCGACTTGCGGAATGTCTCGTAGGCGCAGTTGCCCGGTCACCGTGGTGGTCTGCCAGCCGTAGGTGCCATCGCTGCCGGTGTAGGCGGTATGACCGCTCTCACCAGTAACGGTGCTGCCTGCGGTGGCAAGGATGTCGATGCACTTGCCAATCTTGGCAGTCGCCGTGGTCCTGGTGGACTCGGCCGTCGGAATTACCAGCGCGAAGAGCTGGTCCAGAACCGGAATGCAGAGCAAGAGCGAACAGTTCGGGTTGTCCTTCGACATCGTGCCCGTGTAGGCCGTAGATGCCGGAAGATAGTTGCCCTTGCGAGGGGTTCCGTCTGCTCCCAGGTAGTTCGACACGGACACCACGACGTGGGTCGGTGTCGCGTAGGTGCCGCCGCCGCGAGTGCATGGATAGACTGAGCCATCCGTGAGCTGTTGGATGAAGTCGCCCGAGAAGATCGCAAGGGTGTTAGCCGTTGCTACCGGAATCTCGACGATGGGAGGAGTGTTGAGTCCAGGTGAGTTGAGCGATCCAACCCAGCGGGCTCCGCTTCGATAGAGGTTTGTGACAGACATGCCTTCTTCTTTCCAGCTTACGCTGCGTTCGGTCCAGTGGTTGAGTTCAGGGCAGGATTACCGAGGGCATCCTTGAGGCCGTCGAGTCCCAGTCCCGAGTTCCGCCGTTGCTCGTTACCAACCAACGTCTGACGACGCATCTCATTCTGAGCATCCCAGTCTTCCTTGGACATCCACAGGAGAACCTGGCCACGGAACGACACGGTG